CTAGACATTGAGATTTGGCGCACACGGGAAGCCACAAGTAGGGCGCAAGATAGGGCGCATCAATGAGAAAACAATGCCGCAGAAAAATATGGTCAAAGGTTAACCCTATTGAATATGCCATTACGAGATCGACCAAGGCAAGGATTTGACCAAAGAACAACGAAAAGAAAAGTGGATGGCGGCACACATGGGGACAATTCATGCGTTAAGTCGTGCTGGACTTTGGCCTGCTGATGTACCTGTGCCTACAATGGATGTGTAGTTGTCTTAAGGGGGGTGTTGCAACCCCCCTTTTTTTGATATAGTCTGAACATGAACGAAGAAGTCGCCGAATTTGTTGCCACTTTGCTGCATAGCAGCACGGTTACGCATTTCATGCACTGGTCTACTGACAGCTTTGCCAAGCACATGGCACTAGGGGAATATTATGCCCAAATTATTGAATTGGTTGATCAATTTGCCGAAGCGTACATGGGTCGCTATGAACAGCTTAAAAAGTTTCCTGATGAGTTTCATCTCGAAAAAGACCCCGTAAAGTATTTGGACAACCTTAAAGATTTTGTCGAAGAAGCACGAAAAGAATTGCCTCAAGACTCAGAATTGCAGAATCTCGTTGATGAAATCGCCGATTTGATCAATTCGACTTTGTATAAATTGCGATTCCTCAACTAAGGAGAAACCCCATGAAAGATATGAACGGCAAATACGGTTATGGCAACCAAGCAAAACTGGCTGGCAATCCAGCCCCCGAAATGAAAAGCAATGGTAGTGTTAAAAATAACATTCCTAAGGCTATGACCAATATGGTTGGTGCAGACAAGAAATTTGACGGCGGTAAAACCAGCGGTGTGGCGTATGTCCATGACCGCAAGTGCTACCAAGATTAAGCGTAAACCACTGCCAAGGCAAATTGGCAGGGTCTACTAACCAAGCAAAAAAGGAGTTTTGAATGGCTGATGAACATTCTAATTGCGGAGGCTGTCGATTTTACCGACACCAGCAAGTTATGGGCGTATGCCGCCTGTACCCGCACCAGCAAAACAAGCACGAATCTGATTGGTGTGGTCAATTTGAGGCAATAGAAGTGTTGTCTACATACGACATAACTACTGACCAGATTACTGTAGTCCCCCAAAAGCGCAAATACACAAGGAGATCAAATGATCAAGCCGTTGCGTGATAGGGTGGTGGTAAAGCCGATTACCCGCAATTTATCGGACATAATCTACGTCAACAACAAAGAGCCGTTTAATGAGGGAACGATTGTGGCAGCAGGCCCAATGGTTACTCAGGCACAAGTTGGAGATTTCATCAAGTATGGGAACGGGGATTACCTTAATTGGCCTGTACACCGTATTGATGGACAAGATTACCAGATCATTCAAGAGGCAGACATTTGCGCTGTTGTGGAGGCTTAAAAATGGCAAATAAACCTGGCTTGTACGCCAACATTCATGCAAAGCAAGAGCGCATTGAGCGCCAAAAGGCTGCGGGTAAAACGCCAGAGCGCATGAGAACGCCTGGTACAAAGGGCGCACCGACTGCCGAAGCATTTAAGCAATCTGCTAAGACTGCCAAAAAGAAATGAAAAAGCACGACAAACCCATTGAGCACAAGACCACAGGTAAGGGTAAAACCTATAACCCGACAGAAAAGGGTGCTGGAATGACCGCAAAAGGTCGTGCTGAATACAACGCAAAGAACAACGCAAATCTCAAACCGCCTGCCCCCAACCCCAAAACTAAAGCAGATGCTGGTCGAAAAGCCAGTTTTTGTGCAAGAATGGAGGGAGTAGTTAAAAACGCCAAAGGCCCAGCGGAAAGGGCAAAGGCATCCCTCAAAAACTGGAACTGTTAAAGGAACATCATGTCAAACTCAATTGCAACTGGCGTAGCTTACGCTGACCCAGAATTCATCACTTGTTACGCAACCCAAGAGATCGGTTATTCAACCGCTGCTCAAGGTACTGTAACTCAGGCAACAGACAAATCCACAGCGGTAACGTTGAATAAGTCTGCTGGTCGCATCACAATGAACGCCGCAGCTTTGGCTGGTGGTGCAGTAGCATCATTTACGCTGAATAACAGTTTGATTTCAGCCAATGACACAATTATTGTGTGTATCTCAAGCACCACCACTGGTAGCACTGCTGGCGCTTACACCACCTACATTTCCAACTTGACCACAGGTTCTGCCTTAATCACATTGCGTAACTTGACCACTGCGACTTCATATTCTGAAGCAGTGATCATCAATTTCGCCATCATCCACGGTCAAACATAATGCCGCTGATCAAATCAATGACTCCAAAGGCAATGAGTAAAAACATTGCCAAGGAGATGGAAGCTGGCAAGCCCCAAAAGCAAGCCGTTGCCATTGCATACAGCGTAAAGCGTGAGGCTGAAAAGGCCAAAGCCAAGAAAAAGAAGTAAATGCCAACCCTTGCCGACATTTACAGCGCCATAGAATCTGCAAAGCGCAGAGGGTCTGATTTTGTCAGCAATCCTGTAACTAGCCTACAACAGATGCTAGGTAGTGCAAATGATCGAGCAAGGGATTACAACCAGCAAATGGTGCAAGCCGCCCAAGGGTTTGGTGCGCCAGCAATAGGGCAGCAGCCGACACCAGAGCAGATGGCGGCACAGCAAAGCACAATGCAGACAATGGCTGAAGCCTACAACCCTGCTGGCATGACGGTGTTTCATGGGTCGCCCCATGTATTTGAACGATTTGACATGAGCAAACTTGGCACTGGTGAGGGTAATCAGTCTTATGGCAAAGGACTTTATGTAGCTCAAGCCCCAGAAGTGGCAAAAGGGTATTCGGATCGTTTAGGTGCAAATTTGCTAAGTATTGATGGGAAACAAATGGATTTTTCAAATCCAACACATATTGCAGCCGCAATGGTTTCTGATCCAATGAATGCTGGATTGCCAGCAAAATCATTAGCCAATGCTTTGAAATATGATCCAAAAGGTCTTTTGCCTGGTGGTACTAATGCGCCTGTAGAAGATGTAATAAAAGCATTAGAAAATGGAAATTTACCATCTTTTGAAGCCACAAAAGGAAATTTTTACAAAGTAGATTTGCCAGATACTCACATCCGCAGAATGCTGGATTGGGACAGCCCATTAAAAGACCAGCCAGCGCCAGTGCGAAACCTTGCTAAATCATTAGGCATGGACTTGAATGATCTAGGTGGCGATTTAATCGGTAAAATTGGTAAAGGTGATGAGGGTAAGCAAATACTACAGAATGCAGGAATACCTGGCATCAAGTATTTGGATGAAAAAAGCCGTTGGTCTCCGCATCAGGTAGACTTGACAGTAAAGGGGCAACCTTATGCCACTAACCAATTTTCAACCAAAACACAAGCAGAACAGTATGCAAAAGAAAAGCAAGCCGAGGGTTTCAATGCAACCTACAAGAATGTAGGCACAAAGAATTTTGTTGTATTTGATGACAAGCACTTAAAGATTTTGGAACGCAACCCTAAATGACAGAAACCACCGAAAAGCGCCCAGTAGGTCGCCCAACCCTATATGACCCCGCATATTGCGAGACCGTCAGGGACTTAGGGCGCATCGGCAAATCTGTTGAGCAAATCTGTTATCAACTTAACGTAAGTCTTAGAACTATTTACTCATGGCGTGATGCACATGAAGAATTTTTGCACGCCTTGGACGATGCTAAGACTTATGAGCAAGCATGGTGGGAAGAACAAGCTGCTGCCTACATGGTTGAGAACAAAGAAAGCGATAGGTTGAATTCGACACTGTGGTCAAGATCAATGGCTGCAAGGTTTCCAAAGAAATATCGGGAAAGCACAAAGCAGGAAATCACAGGTGCAGACGGTGCGCCACTGCTCACAGGTATTCAGGTGACATTTGTAAAGCCAAATGAGTGATGTTGCCAGTGCCATTGCCAACGCTGAGTTTCCAATCAAGCTGCAAGGCTTATTCCAACCGTCCCGCTACAAAGTAGCCTATGGCGGCAGGGGTGGTGCTAAGTCATGGGGCATTGCTAGGGCATTACTAATCAAAGGCGCTAAAGACCCGTTACGCATCCTATGCGCCCGAGAGTTTCAAACAAGTATCAGGGATTCAGTCCACAAGCTGTTGTGTGATCAGATCGAATCTCTCAACCTTTTGGGTTTTTATGAGATCACCCAAAACAGCATTAGGGGCAAGAATGGCACAGAATTCGCCTTTGCTGGCTTAAAGAACAACATTGCAAACATAAAATCCTATGAGGGTGTAGATATTTGCTGGGTGGAAGAAGCCCAGACTACCAGCCGCCTAAGCTGGAATGTGCTGATACCTACCATCCGAAAGCAAGGTAGCGAAATATGGGTTTCGTTTAATCCTGAGTTAGAAGCAGACGAGACTTACCAGCGGTTTGTGCTAAAGCCGCCTGATGACTGCATCCAAATCAAGATCAACTGGTCAGATAACCCTTGGTTTCCCGAAACCTTGCGGCTGGAAAAGGATGCACTGAAAGAACGGGACGAAGAAGCCTATAACCAAGTCTGGGAGGGCTTGTGCCGCCAGACCGTAGACGGTGCAATCTTTGCCAAGGAAATGCAGCAGGCAGAAAAAGAGGGGCGCATCACCCGTGTGGCTTATGACGCAACCAAGCCAGTTCATGCGGTGTTTGACTTGGGTTGGTCAGACAGCACCGCTATCTGGTTCTTGCAGTTTGTGGGCATGGAGACCAGGCTAATCAGGTACATTGAGGACAGCCAAAAAACCATCAGCTACTATTTGGCAACCATGCAAACCTATGGTTATGTGTACGACACCATCTGGTTACCGCATGACGCTGAAAACAAGACACTGGCAGCCGCTGGTCGGTCAATTGATGACATTGTCAGGGCGGCAGGGTACAAGACCCGCATTTTGCCAAAAGTGCCGATTGTGGACTCAATCAACGCCGCCAGAACGATATTTCCAAGCTGCTGGTTTGACCGTGAACACGCCGCCGATGGCCTGGCTTGCCTGCGCCACTACAGATATGAGGTGGACGTAGACACAGGGCAATTCAGCAGGACACCATTGCATGATCATTATTCGCACGGGGCTGACGCATTTAGGTACATTGCCCTTATGATTAAAGAGCCTGCAAAGCGCAAGAAACAAGAGCAGATTGCCAATGTTGGCAGTTGGATGGGATAATCCCCTAATGAGTACAAAGGGCTAAAAATGTCTGACTATCAAGCACAAGCATCAAGTGCCGACACACGCATCAACGAAGCCATTAAGTTTTGGCGGCTGAGTAATGAAGCTGACAGCATGAATCGAGCCGAGGCGCTGAACGATATTAAGTTTGCCGCTGGTGACCAATGGCCTGTTGAGATACAGAACAGTCGAAACGTAGAAGCTAGGCCATGCCTAACGATCAACAAGATTGATGCCTACATTCGCCAAGTCACCAACCAGCAACGCCAGCAGCGCCCCCGTTTAAAGGTACAAGCTGTTAATAACTTGGCTGATTACAAGATAGCCCAAGTCATTGAGGGCATCATGCGGCATATTGAGGTCAACTCCAATGCCGACACCGCCTATGACACCGCTTTTGACTATGCGGTCAGGATGGGTTGGGGCTACTGGCGTATCAATACTCGATACACCAGTGAAGATTCGTTTGACCAAGAAATCTACATTGACACCATAGACAACCCGTTTACGGTCTACTTTGACCCTAATTCTGTGTTGCCTGACGGGTCAGATGCAGAACGTTGTCTTATTACAACAGTGCTGGATAAAAAGATATTTAGGGAAATGTACCCTAATGCAGATGACGGGGCATCGTTTACCCAGCGGTCTACAGGGGATGACACTGCAAGCTGGGTAACCAAAGAAGATATTCGTCTTGCTGAATACTTTTATGTTGAGCGTGAAAAAGCCAAGTTGTATTTGCTGAGTGACGGAACAACACACTTTGCCGACTCAAATACATTTTTTGAACGGGTAGAAGCCGCAGGATTGACTGTGCTTGACCAGCGGGAATCATTCCGCAAAGCCGTTAAATGGGTCAAGATGACCGCAATGGAAATTATTGAGGAAAAGACATGGGCGGGTAAATATATCCCCGTTGTGCCTTGCTATGGCGCACAGGTCATTGTGGACGATAAGCGCAAGAAATACGGTTTGGTGAGGTTTGCAAAAGACCCACAGCGTATGTACAACTTCTGGCGCACCAGTATGACCGAGAGCATTGCCCTTGCACCTAAAGCCAAATGGCTGCTGGCTGAGGGTCAAGATGAGGGTCACGAGAGCGAATGGGCGCTGGCTAACATCAAATCAAGCCCTGTGCTTAGATACAAGCAAAAAGACATTGACGGCGCACCAGCACCTGTGCCGCAACGTCTACAGCCTGAGCCGCCACCTATGGGCATTATGGAAGCTGCGGGTGCTATCTCTGCTGATTTGCAGATGGTGCTGGGTATCCTTGACCCTAACCAGTTGCCAAGCGGCAATATATCGGGCAAAGCCTTGGCTGGTCAGCAAAATCAGGTTGATTTGTCTAATTTTCACTTTTACGACAATATGACTCGTTCAATTAGGCATACGGGCAAGATCATTCTTGATTTAATTCCAAAAATCTACGACACCCAGCGAGTAATGCGGATTATTGGCAGCGATGGTCAGCCGAGCATGACCACCATTAACGAGCAAAAAACCACAGATGATGGCATTCAAGCGGTGCTAAATGATGTGACTGTGGGCGAATATGACGTAGTGATGGACACAGGGCCAGGCTTTATGACCAAGCGCCAGCAAGCCGTTGATGCGTTGATGCCGCTAATGGCAAAGCCTGAATTGTTCAATGTGGCGGGTGACTTGGTGTTTAGGAATATGGATTTCCCTGGTGCTGATGTCATTGCTGATCGCCTTGCCGCTATGAATCCGCTGGCGCAAATTGATGAGAAATCAGATATACCGCCGCAAGTACAGATGGAATTAGCACAGGCTAAGAAAACCGTGCAAGATATGCAAAACCAGATGGCAGCGATGCAATTGGCGATGCAGCAACGTGCCGACATTGAGCAAGTCAAGCAAGATGCTGAGACTAAGCGTGAACTCATGCGCCAGACCGCCAAAGCGCATAACACCGAAACAATGGCTGAAGTTAAGGTCAATGATCAGAACACCCGTGCCATCACCAGCCAGAACAAGACTGAGATTGAGGCAATTGTTCAACTGCTGTTGCACCGCATGGATACAGGGCGTTTGAATGAGGAAATAGCCCGCAGGAATGCCGAACAGAATCAGTATGCACAATTTGCCGCCCAAGACATTGCTCAAGGCGGTAACCCGCTGGCGCAAGCAGCAATACCGCAAGCACAATCGATGCAATCACCGCAAATGCCACAAGATCAGATGCCGCAAGGCGCACCGCCAATTGCACAGTGATTGACTAATTCATGATTTCGTGGTAAAAACCACAAAACCTTACCAGTTGGGTCAACTGGGTTAATTCTTAGGATAAAACCTATGTCAGAAGTACAGGATGCACCACAAGTGCAACCAAGGCAAGCACAAACGGTGCTTACCAGTGAGAACATGGCTGAATTCACCGCCAAGAGGCTTGGGTTAGCTGATACTAGCGAGGCTGCACCAGCAGAGCCGCACAATCAGAGTGAGCCAACCGAGAGCGAGAAAGAGGCAACAGCGGTAGAGGATCGAAAACAGAATCCAAAGTTGGAGAAAAGGTTTTCAGAGATTACCAAGCAACGTGAGGAAGCGCGAAAAGAAGCGCAACAAGAGCGTGAAGCTAGGCAGTCACTGGAAGCAAAGTTGCGGGACTATGAGGACAAAGCAAAGCCTAAAGCCGAGCAAGTAACCGAAGAAGAGCCGCAGCCAGATCAGTTCTCCGATATGTATGAATTCGCTAAAGCGTTGACAGACTATCGGGTAGATCAGCGATTCAGAGATGAAAAGCAAAAGGAAGTGCAGGCAAAGGTTCAAGCCGAACGAGACCAATTGATAAACACTTGGGCAAAGCGGGTTGACTCTGCAAAGAGCGAGATACCAGATTTTGAAGAAATGGTGGGTTCTGCTGATGTTGTTGTGAGCAACGAAGTGCGGGACGCAATATTTGAATCAGAAGTTGGCCCTCGAATCCTGTATCACTTGGCTGAAAATCCTGACATAGCTGAACAACTGCAAGGCATGACTTTGACAAGAGCCTTGGCTACAATTGGGAAACTGGAGGCAAGGTTTGAAAAGACTGACCCTCAGACAAAGCCTACTGTTGGAAGAAGTAAAGCGCCAGCGCCGATTAACCCAATCAAAGCGTCTGCAAACGGGCCAGTTACAGAACTTGACTCAAACCGTCAATTTCATGGCAACTATCAGGCTTGGAAAGCAGCACGACTTGCAGGGCGAATCCGCTGACAACCCAAATCTTTTATAAGGAAATGAAATGAGCAACAATCTGCTTACCATCTCCATGATCACCAACGAAGCGTTGATGGTTTTGGAAAACGAGTTGACTTTCTCCTCTGAAGTCATGCGTAACTATGATGATCAATT